GTTCGAACGCATGAACTCGTTCAGATTGGCGAGCAACAGCGGCGAGGACGACTTGTCGGACCCGAATACTGCCAACTTCATTTTCTTGTTTCTCAGGATGAAAGAGAGCCGGCTTTGTGACAACAGGATTTTGTCGAATACGACTTTATCCTGAGCAGCGTCGAGAACGGCCTGAATATCTTCCAGCGTGTCGACAGAGTCTTTGTTCGAATCTTTCCATTCCGTCGTCGCAGTTGCGATATTCTCGTCGGGCATTTTGTAGTCAATGCTCCCGCGCACGCCACCCTCGGGGTTATTGTTTTTGTCGAAAGTGAAAATACCCTTATTGGAGAGGGCTCCGAGAAAAATGATGTCGAGCTTCGCCTGTACGGAATTGACGACCTTTGTCACGTTACCCCACATCAGGTCGATGAGTTGACGCTTTTTAACTTGGTCCGAAACCATGCGGGAATCCAGAATCTGGAGTACCTTTCTGTATTCCTCAATAGGCATGGGGTAGGACATTTGGTGCGTCAGGACCTTCTCCCTCAGAGTCTCCAGTCCTTCGGTCCCCATAACGGGCTCCTTGCCGTGAGAATCCAGTGTTGCGGCGGCGACACTCAGATTGTAGGAACCTATCAGTTCCTCGAAATTGAAACCGATTGTAGGAGTGTCCCAATCGAGGTACTGGTCGTAAACGGTCTGATCGAACAGGCGCTTACGCAGCTCAGAAGCTGTGTCTATGCGAATCTGCACCTCTTTGGTGAGCTCGTTGAAAATAGAAGAATAGGTAGCTTCGTTCATTGTTTTTCGCTTTTACTGCCTGATATACTTGATTTCGTGGTTGTTTTTGAGTGAATATCCCTCCAGCCATGCCTCCGGTACGGGATAGGCTACATCTTTGAGAATGCGTGCACCGTAGGCGGCCGACACGACTGGAAATCCGTGTTTCGTCGTGTATTCTTTCGTCGTCTCGATGACCGCATCCGGCAGATCGTCGTCTGACAGAAGCGTTGCGCCTTGCGTTGCTCCGGTAACGGCCGCTGCGAACGTCAGCACATCGTAATCAGCGTTCGTAGTGTCGATACTTTTGATCGTCGAGTTGGATTCGCCGATTTTAACGGTGTCGCCTACCTGAAACATGGAGCCTTTGACGACACGAGGAGCGGATGTGGTCCCTCCCGTAACGACGAGTGCGCTTTTGCAGATTTTACACTCCATGTTAGCGAAGTCGAGCTTGATGGGAGTACCCTCTTTGAGGAGTGTCCCCTCCGGGTATGTGCCTTTGAGTGTGAAATCACCGGGGAGTGCTTCACGGTTGCCACGCCAGAATACAGGGAACCCGCCCTTGTACTTGGTCCTTTTGAATTCGATAGCCATGTTTTTTTGTGTGTTTAGTTTTTGTCCGGCAGATTTGCGGCCCACGCCTTAGCCTCTTCTTTACTCTGAGATTCCGACGTGGAGAGAGGAAATGCCGATTCTTTCCCCTCGAGTCCGGCGGCGATGAATCTTGACTGGATTGACGAGAATCTGTCTTTGATTTCCGAGGCATCGGGTGCTTCCTTGTTCATCGCAGTTGCAAGCCCCAAAAGATCGTTCAGCATCTTGTCGCTGACATTCGCCGCTTTTGCCGCAGACCGGAATAAATCTTCACGCTCGGCCCGAACCTTTTCGGCTTTCAGAGCTTCGCTTTCGCTCTTGATGGTTGCGTAGCGCTCCTCCTGTTCTTGCTTGTAGCGTGTGAACCATTCCGGTTCTTTGTCGAGTTCGTTTTTCTCATTCTGCCCGCCCTCGTTGGCAGATGATGCCTCGGCTTTTTTCTTCAGCTCATCGTACTGACCCTTCAGAGTGCCATATTCGGTGCGTGCCCTGTCAAAGTCGGATTGAAAAACTTTCAGAATAGACTCGATCCCGCCGACAGCGGTTTCGATCTGCGATTCATCGGTGACGGATTTTTCGATACTCGAGGCGATCCCGTCCAAAACCTTTGAGCTGAACCCCCCAATCGCATATTCCCCAATGGGAGCCCACACAATCAGTTTACCGATCATCGGGTCATAGTAGATCGGAATTTCATAT